TATCTTGTATCGCTGCTGTTGCTACTTGGTTCGTTCCTAATGTCCCAACCTTTGCTGCTGGTATATCTCCTGCATCAATTAACGCTACACCTGCTGCTAATAGATCTTTTACTGTTATTTTTTTTGTTTCTGATGCACTTAAATCTGCAACGGCTAATACGTCTGTTGATTGAACACCTGCTTCCGCTAACGCTGGTAACTGCGAAATCTGAAGATCTGCCATGCCTGGACGCTAAAAACTATTACAAGCAGTTTAATCTGAATCGAGCAATATAGGACTCTGATTCTCTTGCAATATTTTATCTGT